ACCCATGAGCCCGCGCTGCCCCGCCGCTGTCGCGGACTCGACGCCGCGCTGTAATCCGGCTGCGCCACGCGCGCCTGCCAGACCGCCGACAAGGCTTGTCGCCAGAAGTGCGCGAGGATCCTCGACGCCCATCTGCTCGGCGCGAACCGGAGCGGCGGCTGCGCCAGCGCCAGCGCCTGCCTGCACAAGCGGGCGCTCGCCCATGGTGGTCATGACGTTACGCACGACGCCGGGAGCCGCACGGCGCGCCAGCACGTTCGCTGCGCCTGCGCCCGTCAGCGCGCCCGCGCCACCTTCAGCGGCAGCGGCCAACAACTCTTCGGCCTGCGTGCGGGGCTTGAATGATTCCGGCGTCAGATACTGGCGCGCGATGTCAGACGGCGTGCGGACCTGCGACGTGCCCAGCTTTGGCGCGGCCAGATTATAGAGCGTCGTCGCCAGATCCGCTACGCCGAGCGCAGCAGGTGCCGCGACAGCGCCGGCCGGGCCTGCGACAAGGCCGCCCAAACCGGCTGCGGCAGCGATAGGCGCGACAGCGCCGCCCGCGACTTCCGCCGCGCGGCCCATAGTCAGACCTTCAGATGGTTGACGCATCATAGAGACGCGCTCCATCAAGTCTTCCTGCGTTATGTCATCCGGCACATTTTTTACTATCGTGCCGTCAGGAAGCCGAACGTCCATTAGCGCCTCTTGGGAAGCTGACTGAAATCAATAACTTGCGGCCCTGCCGTAGCGGCTGGCGCAGCCGGCGGGGGCGCCGCTTCTTCGGGTGCAGTGATGCCACCGCGTCCGTAACGCGCTGAAAGATCAGCGATGATACGACGGACGGAATCAATGTCCATAGTCTCGTCAGACAGCGACTCCAACATACTTTTCAACTCAAAATTAGAGTCGAGTTCTTTGGCAGACGCGCCGGTAGCAGACATAATGTCTTTCAGAAGCGACCGACGAAGCGCCTTCAGTTCGTTACGCTGCTGCTGAGCGGGCGTCGCGCGAGCCTTCTCGACTTCCTGCCCGACAGTCGTGCCGGCAAAATAAGCCGTAAGATTTTCGGCTATATTGCGTCCTGATTTAGGAATGGCTTTAAGCTCATCCAACCTATCATATTTATCCTTCATCTTGCCGAGCGTCGTTTCGACGTTGCTCTGGCCCTTAACCTGCGTCTTGGTGCCGACCGTAAGCGGCTGCATCGGCGGCGGTGCGGGGGGTGTCGGCATAGCGGCAACAGGCTGCGGTGCTGCCATCGCGTTTACCGGCGCAGCCGGCGGGGCCATCATATTGATCGGCGGTTGGATTTCTGGGCCGCCCATGAACGTCGGAGCGCCCGCCGCTGCAAACGCCGGCACAGCGCGCGAGCCGGGCATACCCGTGCCGCGAGCGATATTGGCCTCCTGCATACGCCGCCCGGCGTTGATGCCTTTATTGTCGCCGGCCAAACTCTCGATGGCTCGCGCGATAGTCTCAGGATTGCCGGACTGCACAGCCGGGACGATACGGCTGGGAACCGTGCCGTAGTTATAGGCGACCGAAGTCAGCGCTGCACGTGTGTTCTCGGGCAGCGTAGCCCACACATCTTCGCCGACCTTAGCCGCAGCCTTCGGCACGAACTCTGTCTGGATACGCCGCTGAAGATCGCGCTCGGCGTCTTCGCGGGAAACGCGCATACCGGGCGTCACCTTCTGGACCGTGCCGTCCGGCAGCGTCACCGTGTCGCTGCCATATCCGGCGCGGTAAGCATTCACATCGAATTTTGGTCTCTCAATATAGCCTTCGCGCTGCTTGATAAGATCGGTCGTCAGATCGCCGCCCGTAAAAGCGCCGGCCTGACCACGGCCAGCCGGAAGAAGCGGTAGCGGTGTCGCGCCTTCGGGCGTTACTGAATATAACTCGCCGCCGATCTCTTTTATCTCCGGCTTGCGAGGGGCGGTCACTTCCGTTCCCGGCACGACTTCAGCCGCGCCAGTAGGACCGATACGCATGAACCGCGACGTGTCGCCAAAATGCTGTTGCAGCACCTGCGGCTTAAGATCCGACCCCTGCATAGCCACCATTTTGACGGCTTCCGGGTCGTATTGCGTCGGTAGCGTCGCAGCAGCCAGAGGAAATGTTTCTGTGACCTGCTTATACCAAGCGCCATAGTTCCCCGGATTAAGTCGCGGGGCCATATTAATTAGCGCATCGTATTTCTTGGACGCCAGTTCAAAATCTTTGATGGACTGTTCAGACTGGAGTTTAGCTGCTTCTCGAATATCTTTCTGCCCGGCCAGCTCCATCGCCTGAGCGGTTTTGGCCGCCTGCAACTCAGCCAGCCGCGCGGCTTCGCCCTGCTGAAGAGCGCCGAGGAAGTTGACGTTCGGAACCTGAAATTCAGGAATAGGCGTGTATTGAACGGGCATTACGCGGGTCTCCGTCCATAAGCGTAGCCGGCGGCCTGAATGCCTTGGCCAAGCGCCTGCGCCAGAAGGTTCGTCGGGGCCATGTAAGCGCTGGCGTTGGCTGCGCCGATATTAGCGTAACCTTGACCAAGAGCCTGTCCTAGACCACCATAAACATTCGCCAGATTGGTTCCCGTGCCGATGGCAGCATTGCCGACGCCTTGCGCAGCGCCAAAGCCGGTCTGCTGGCCGCCCTGAAGCAACGCGATCTGATTGGCGCGGTTAGCCATAAATCGGTTATAGGCGTTGCCATATTCCTGACTGGCCAAATCCTGCCCGAATCGCTGCGCCGCTTTCAACGCCGCGCCGGACTGAAGCCCTGCCTGCGCCGCCGCCGTGCGATTGACCGCCTGCATCCCCTGCTGCTCACGGAAAGCATATCCGGGGTCCATCTGAAGCTGATTAATCGTCGGCTGTTGCATAATCGCGCCGGACTCTTCGCCCGGGCGCAGCCCCATGAGAACGGCCAGTCGATTGGTCGCTTCTTCGCCGAACTGCGAGTATGGCTGATACGCCGCTGTCGCCTGCTCCTGCCCGCGCTGCAATGCCTGCTGAGCCTGCTGAGCTTGCAACGCCTGCATCATCATAGACATCTGAGTGGCTTGATTCTGCGCCTCTGCGGCCTTACCCCAACCCATCGTCAGATCCTTCCTACCGTGCCGTCCGGGCGACGCTTCATGCCGAGGCGGTCAAAAATACCATACATATGGTCATGTCCATCGTCCACCCGCGTATGAAAACCCGGACGGTCTATTATCTGCCTTAAAAGTCCTTTTGTCAGCCATTTACGTCGCCACTCGGGCAGTATGGAACAATGGACTTCGCCGTCTTTCTCAAACATAGCGCCTATCGGTTGCCCGTCGCGCTCGATAAGGTCTACATTCCAACCGTTTGCCCGTTCAACGTGTTCTTCGAACGAGATCGGATAATTCCAGTCGGTCGCGGCGTAGCCGATCCTGAGAGCGGTCGCGCGGTCCTGAACTATCCGCGTAGTCATTACGTCACCACACGTCCACTAGCGCGGATATTTATGGATGTAGACGCGCTGGCGATGGTCGAGATAAAGCTGCCATTAGACAGAATATGCCCAACAATTTCAGGGAATGTATAGCATTCGCTCGGCTGGAGCGTCTTGGTTTTAACGATCAAATTCGCGTCGCCGGCCGAGCCTGCTACAGTCACAAGGTTGACGCTGATCGTCGCCGAGGTCGCGCTGTAGTTCGTCGCCGTAAATTTGTCGATGATCGTGGTCACGCCAGTCGACGTATATTGTGTCGTCTGCGTATTTTCCGCGATCTTTGATGGGATTATATTCGTAGGTGTAACGGTCATGGCGCACCCTATGATAGACGTTTAAGGCTGATAGAATCTATCATAGCCTGTTGATTTATAGACACAACTTCGTTTCGGAAGGACTCAGTGGCCGCCGCGCCCTGGCGGACTTCCTTGGCAACTTCAATCTGAAGCATGGGCAGAGCCGTAACGGCGCACATCCACTCGTCTACTTCCTTGCCTGTATTCGGGTTCGTTCCGCGCAGTAATGTAAACCACGCGCATTTTAATTGCACGCAATCTTTTTTTATGAGCGGGCAGAAGGTTCCGTTTTTCAGTTCCATCAGCTCTTCACCGCTATGATGGCGTCTACATACTGAACCGCCAGATTGATAGACGAAGCCGTGAGACTGTGCGTGTGCGGGTCGCTGCTACCCGATGACGATGTTGTGCCGCTGATTGACGTGGTCGTGAAACCGGAGCCCGTCGCGATAGCTCCGCCAGCAATAAGCCCGACAGAAGAAAACGTGTGCGTGTGCGCAGGTATCTCGGCGGTTGTAAGAGCGTGCGCACCTACAGTTCCTGAGATAGATTGCGAGCTGAACGCAGTCGTAAACGCGACAGAACCGCCAGTTCCAGCCGTCCCTGACACGATGCGCAACGCTTTATTATCGTCTGCCGTTGATTTTACCCAGCCTGTTGGCGCAGATGTCTGAACGAACAACATACGCGTGCCCGCCGGCAGCGACGCCCAAGAACCGGAAAAAGTAGTAAACGTGGCAGTCGAGGGCGTCGTACCGCCGATTATAGCGCCGTTTATAGACCCCCCGGAAATAGCCGCGCCGGAGATAGCAGCGCCGGAGATAGTTCCATTAACAATAGAACTATTAACTATGGATCCACCAGAAACATATCCGGCACTCGTAATATTATCAACGACATAAATCTCTACGTCGTTCGAATCCGTCAATTTTATCTTATAGGCTGACGCAGGCGAGAACCATATATTGCATTCGCCACGGCCGTCCAGAATTATGGGATTGGGATTAGCCGACGCCGCAGTAGAATCCGTATACGTCGCCAATGGCGTAGTGGTCCCCGCCGCGTAGGTATACACCTTACCGCCAACAAGAGGCTGTCCGGCAGCGGTAAGAAACTGTGCTTTGGGGGCTGGGCCGAGATTAGCCATTAGCGTGTAATTCCTATGTTATCGGTCACAGACAAAATAACAGACGGGATGGCCGGGACAGGAGGAACAGCCGCAGCCGCCGATATTTGACATGTTGTATTGGAAGTAGACCACATAAGCCTGAAATAATCACCTGCGTTGAGCCTAAACACAAAATTCCACGCTGCAACGGCGGCGGCGCTGCTGCCGACGAGGGTTATTTTTGTGCCGGTGTTTGGCTGTGTCGTGCCATTAATGTCAGCCCATATGTAGACATCGTGGGCGCTGGCCGACGATTGATCCAATTGAGCCGAAAATTGAAAATTATATATCCCCAATCTGTCTACATATACACGAGATGTTGGCGAACCGATATAAACTCCATTAGATAGATCAGTTGTGTTAAACGTGACCGCATAAGCCGTGTTTATTGCCGCCGCCGTCTGCGTGGTCGTGTCCGAAAACACCCCATAGCGCATGTCAGGAACTTGCGGAGTATAAGCCGGAGCAACAGCAAGCGCGTCAAGCCCGTTAAATACGGACATCTGCTGCGAAAGCCATTCAGCGCTGGGAGGCGTTACGCCAAGAGCCTGAAGAGCATTCTCAACAGAGGCTTGCGCTGAGGACCAATTTGGGTCGCCCGGCGTTACGTTAAGAGCTTGAATAGCGTTTTCAACAGACGCCTGTGCGGACGACCAGCCCGGTTCATCCGGCGTTACGCCAAGTGCCTGAAGAGCTGAATCGACAAGAGTTTGCTGTGTCGACAGGATAGAATCCGCCGGGCCGACCTGCAAATCTGTCAGCGATATGGGATTGCTGCCTGCGCCGGCCAGATTAAACAAACTGAAGAAAAACAAATACCATTCGCGCGAAACCAACCCTGTTCGAGGGTCAATAATAGGAACCCGCAGAGCCGGTATCTGGGTAATATTGAGTTGCTCATTAGGCATTCGTGTTACTCAGAATAAGTTCCGCGCCCATAATGGCGATTTTGACCGGGTCCGTCCCTGATACTTCATACACCCGGTCGCGAATTTTCATGGTCATGCCCAGCCGTCGCCAAATGGTCCTAAATCCGTAATGGCCTATCTTACCCATAGACTTCCAATGCTCACTAGACCATGTATGACCGCCGTCATCGGACCAGCGAAGCATAACCTGTGGGTTAGCGCCTACTATAACGCTGAAATCCAGAAGGATATTGTCGCCTGATTCAGTCGTAATCAGAGGGCCTGATTCAGACGCCAAAAGATCTACAATGATAGTGTCGTAGTCATACCCATTTAACCCAACGCCGGTCTCACAATCGAGTTGCAGACTATGCTGCGTCGTGCGCTTAAGATCATTTTGCCCAACCGGAAGAGCGCGCCAACGACGAAGCCATTTTTGTATGCTTCCGTTGTCCGTATAGTCTTCCATATCAAAAGCATAGATATTGCCGTTTTGATAGTCTCCAACTACAATCTCACCGTTAAACGCCATCTGACAGTTACTACGGTGACGCGTGAATTGTTCATATTCCCACCCAGCGCGCTCATGCCATGCGCCGGTCGCCACATCATAAACCCAAGTGGTGTTGGCGGTCGGGAATATCAGAACATAAAAAGAATGCCCATCCTGCTGATATGTATAGCCTATTGCGTCCGATATATCGGAGTATTGCTGGATGTGCCACTCAACGGCGTGCGTGCTGACGCGTTTGCCCGTGTAGCCATCCGATCTATAGACAATCCCTTTACCGCGCGCGTCCGCACCTAGCCAGAAAAGTCCATTATCCAGTTTTGCGACAGAATATGTCGCGGCGCAACCCAACTCATTGAACGCGCCCTGAATACGCGCCAGCGGAAAATCCTGTAGCCCGGCGTTATACCAAACTTCGACTGAATTGGTGCCGAAAAGCCAAACCTCGCGATGATCCACGATAAGGGATACAAGCCCATCCGGGGAACCTTCGGCGCTGGCAAAATCCAAAGGATCTACCGAAAGACCATCCAACAAGGAAGTGACCCAGAATCTTTGGCTGTTTGGTTCAGTAAAGACAAAATAGCCATCTAGATAGCCGACCGTAACCGCGCCGGGAAAATCGGCGTCTGTTATCTGTGCAAAGACATCCGTGGTCAGATTGTAAATGTAGCTCGGACCATTACAGGCAATAAATAGCTGCGTTCCGTTATCGACCATGCTGACAGGGCCGGATCCAGATACAGTCCCTTTGACGGTCGCGTTCCACGATGAATCTATGCGGTATAATTTATCGCCGGAAACAGCAAACCCATACCCATTATAGGTCCATAGACCTCTGATAGGCCCGCTGCCTATTGTTTGCAGTAGCCGCAAACCGGGGGCACGCATAAGATATGCGGGCTCTTTGCCCCCTTCCGGCACAATTTCAGGGTATAGATTCACCATACGACTGTTTGCAGCATTGATGCTGCGGGTGACATAAGATGAACCTAAGATAGGTGTTTTCATATTTCAGGCCACCGCAGCGCCATTAACGCCGATCACGGCCCAGCCTTGCGTAAAGTATTGTAAAGTTACGGAATCGCCAACATCGGTAAACGTGATAGTGGCATACCCCAATGGCGTCGTCGGCGTCAAAACGCCTGTGTCAGCGCCGGCGGCTTCAGCCACATAGACGATTGTTTTGATCTGCCCTTCAGCGCCATTCGCCAACGTAAGCGCGTCGCCGGTTCCGGTAGATGTAAACGCCGTCGTAAGAGCAGTAATATTGACCGCGCCCGGCCCACTTAACGACTGAATACCGCCGGCGACAATAGGGCCGCCAAAAGTCTGCCCGCCGGTAAACGACTGCGCCGCGTCCGTCCGCGCAATCGTCGCGCTGGTAGACGGGAACGTCATAGTCGTGCCGTCTGTGCCAGCAAGAGCCAGAGAATTATTGACCGTCAGCGTCTTGGCGTCCACGCCCGCCAACGTAAGAGAATTGTTGACCGTCAGCGTCTTGGCGTCCACGCCCGCCAACGTAAGAGAACTATTTGCCGTAAGTGTCTTGCTATTGGCGATAGTAAGTGTGGCGGAAGTAGCGGGTGCAGTTATGGCCACTTTATTGACGCTGGTAGCCGTCGCTACACCAAGCACCGGCGTCACAAGAGTCGGCGACGTAGCAAAAACATTTGCGCCAGTTCCGGTTTCATCCGTTAGAGCCGCCGCCAAATTAGCTGAACTGGGCGTCTGTAAAAAAGTAACGGCATTTGCGTTAAGAGTCGTAACGCCAGTACCGCCACGATTAACCGGAAGTGTCCCAAAAGTGCCGCCGTCAATAGGCAACCCGGTGCAGTTAGTCAATGTTCCGGCCGAAGGCGTTCCAATATTAGGGTTCGTCAGCGTAACGCCGGTAAGAAACGTCGTTTTGGTAGCCTGCTGCGTGATGTCGCCTTGGACAACAGGAAGAACGGCGATGTCAGCGACGCTGGTAGCGACCGGAAGATCAGCGATCTTAATGGTAGTCATTAGTAATTCCCCGCGTAAATGTTATAGCGCTGACGTGTTCCAACGATGCTGTAGGGCAGCGCCATGATGTCGTCTGGGTTGTTGATTCTCTTGAGATTTCTCTTGCTATACATCGCAATCCGCTGAACCTGCGCCGAGGGCTCGACACCAAATTCGGGGGCCATTTCGCAAGCCAGATTATAGCGGAACGCCCGCAAATACCCCGGCGGAAAAGATAGCGGCGTCGCCAGAGTAGCCGGCGCGCTGAGCGGCGCGACGGATACAAGGTGAAATTCAAGAGACCTTAGCGGAACAGGATACACCGTCATGGTCATGTTAGGAAAAGACATATTTACCCACATGACCTGCGGGTATGTGCTGGTGACGGTTTTAACCGCGATACCGTTATACTGCTGTTGATTAATTAACTTCAGCCCGTAGGACACATTGGTCTGCGGGTCGCGGAAATAGGTAGAATCATCCACCAAAATAGGGCGGCCGCCCAAAATAGTCGCAAGGATTTCTATAGAGTTCTGAGTAGTGAGCGGAACTTCGGTTTGGGTGGAAAGCACCGCATTTGTCAGCATGACATCGCCCGTAGGGCCGATTGCTAACTCACGGACGCCGGACGGCCACGTAAACATTTGATCTTGCGTGGCAAATACAGACAGCCGCTCAGTAATCCACGAGTCGATCATCTGATTCAACGCCGTCAGCGCGTCCTGCGCCGTCTCGGCTGAAGGCGTTTCGCCTTCTGCGAGGACGCCCAGCAGTCTCAGCGCTCCGTTGATCTGTTCCCCCGCTGTCGTCGTCATCTGGATCGAACCTCTCCCAGCCGTTCTCTTCGTCGTAGGCGGCTTCCAAATCCATGGTAGCGACCTTTACCCCATGCGCGGGGTGCCGCAGGTAAATTACAGCCATTTTACACCTATGGTAAGGGCCGAGCGGCCCGTAGGCCGCTCGTAGGATTGATTTAGGTGAGAACGGGGAATTCCCATTTGCCGCCCACCGAAGTGAACAGCTTACCAGCGCCTGTAGCATTGGTAGTCGTGGCCAGCGAGCCCGCCGGAGCGGTCGTGGTCGTCGAACCAGCCGTAATGGCCGTGGTCAGGAAGTAGAGCCCGGCCGTCGCATTCGAGATGACCGGGCCGCTTGTCGCCGTGGACGTGAACGTGCCAGAGGCCGTTGCCGTCGTTAGCGTCGAGCCCGTGATCGTCGAGCCAGAGATGGAAGCGCCTGTGATCGTCGTGCCGGAGACAAGCTCCGGGTCTGAGAACGCGACGCCTACCGCTTTGGTATTAGGCATAGAGCCCTCCTTAGCCGATGCGATAGATCGTAAAGGCCGCGTCGCCCGTCTTGCGGAAACGGAACCGGGCCGAAGCCGGGAACGTCGCCGTCTGGGCGTCCGCAACAACCGCATTGCCGACGATGGTATTACCAGCGCCCGCACCGAAAGTCACGTCGTTCTGGGCCGCGTCACCAAGGTTGATGACGACGACATCAAACGCCGAATTAACCTTCATGCTCGGGAAAGCCGCCGCAATCAGCGCGCCCGTCGGGAACGTGTAGGTGCCGGCGTCCGTGCCACCCGAATCAACGGTGATGATGCCGTTGGCAAGATTGCCAACAGTAACCGTGACCGTCGCGCCCGTCAGCGCGCTCGGGGCGGGCTGCGGCGTGACAAGCGGCTCCGTCAGCGCGCCAGCGCCGAGCTGATAGCCACCAACGGCGTTCGGGATGAGCGGCGTCGGACCAAGGGTGTCGAGCGGATAAGCAGCGCTCTGCGTAACGGGATCATAAGCAGCCATGATTCATTGCTCCTGAATTAGAGAAAAAGACGGGGCCGAAGCCCCATCTGATTAGCCCCAAAGGCGAACCGCCATCTGCGGACGAATGACGCTGTAGCCATACAGAACGTCAATACGGCAGGGCAGTCGGTCGTTGTTGATGTCATACTGACGGACAACGCGGAGCGAGATACCATTGTGGACCTGACGCGAGGCCATGTCGACACCGTTCGGCATAAGCAGATCGGCCGTCGCGAACGCAATTGCGTCACGATGGTAGATCAGGTTCTGCGGATACTGGGTCGACGGCGAGCCAAGGAAGGTAACGGTCTTGCCGGACTGCGGCAGAGCGTCAACTGTCGCAAGAGCCTGCGAGGCCGAATACATCGCGTTGACCTTGATCGTCGCCGTGGTGGACGCCGTAACGTCTTCAAGGCAGACAAACTGGAACAGCGAGCCGGTCGACTCACGGGTCTGCGGGTTGACGGCAAAGCAGTCAGCAACCGTGAACACGTCGCCGGCCTTGACGGTCGTCGAGCCGAGGCCCGTAACGACGATGCTGGTCGCGCCTTCCGACGTAACCGTAGCATTGACCGTCAGCGTGCCCGTGCGCGAGCCAGTCGTGAACTGCTTGATCGACTGCGACATATTCAGCTCGTCATAGCCGAGAATGCCCTCGCCGAACATGCCGTTCTTGAACTGCTTCGAGATTGCCGAGACCGGGTTGAAGAGGCCCTTCATGCCTTCGATCAGCGCGGCGTTCGCAGCCGGGTTGACCGTCGCGTAGCGGGGCGACATGACCGCAGCGTTCTCGTTGAGCTTTTGCTGAGCCTGAAGCAGAACGAGCGACGTGGCGGGCGTCGTGCCCGGCGTGCCGACCGAGTTGCCGATGTATTTGAAGGCGTTCGCAACATCGGCGTCGATGGACGACGCGAGCTGCGAAATACGAGGCTTCAGAACACGTTCGGCGAAATCGTCGAGCTGCATGGTGAGTTCGGCGGTCGTGAAGTTGACGCCGATGTGCTTCTGGCTGGAGACCGCAAGCGTGGTATACTGCTCGTTGTCGTCCTGCACCTGAAGCGCCGCGCCGTCCGTGACCAGCGCGCGGTCGGGCAGACGGATACGGAGGGTCGAGCCGATCTTCGCGCCTTCAACGGCGAAAGAGTCGTCATACTGGC